TGATACTGTAATTATTCCAAATAACAAAGATTTCTCAAAAGGATTAGTTGGTCAAATCAATCGCAATGATAAATCCAAACAATTAACATTTCCACATGAAGATGATAATGTTGGTTTAATGTTTAGTGGTGTTTTAGAATCTCTTGCAAGACAATACATTCAAAGCACCTTACATAAAGATTGTACTCCATCAGTCGATAGTATGTGGACAGTTCATAGTTATGAAGGTGATTATAATCCATTACATGATCATGGAACAAAATCAGATATGGGATTGTCGTGTATATTTTATATGAAAGTTCCAGAACAGATTAGTGAACTTGGTGATCCAGATGAAGAATTTGAAGGTCTAAATCATGCATCAGGTGCAACTGATGGATTTACTTATTTCCAGTGGGGTTTAAATGGTCACAGAGATGTGAATATGCTCAGACCTGTAACTGAATCATATGTTAAACCAGTTGAAGGTACTTTGATTATGTTCCCATCTTGGTTACGTCACAGCGTAAACCCATTTTTCGGTGAAGGTGAACGTAGAACTTTTTCTGCCAATGTTAGTATTAATCCAATAGAGAAAGTTTAATATGAATTACAAATATAATGAAGAAGAATCTTTAAAAGAATTAAAGACATATATTGACTCAACCTATGATGCACACTACAGTAAAGAAAAGTTCCAAGCTACAGAGTTCATTATAGATGGTGGTCATGGTGAAGGGTTTTGTATCGGTAACATACTCAAGTATGCACAACGGTATGGAAAAAAGAATGGCAAGGACAGAAAAGACTTGTTAAAGGTTATACATTATGGTATAATAGCATTATACATCAATGAATTGGAGAATCAGGAGTGACAACAATACCATCGCAGCATGCTAGGCTGTTAGTTCTTAGTCAAGAAATAGACTTACTAAAAGAGAAACTGCGGCCCTCTGCTACTGGGCATATCCACACTGCAATCAGTGTGTTAAAAAAACAAATAAGTGAAATTGAGGAGACTATAAATTATGAAACTGAGTAATCATACTACTTCAGTATTGAAGAACTTTGCTACTATTAATCAAAATCTAGTGATTAAAGAAGGCAACACTATTACCACTATGTCTGCAATGAAGAACATTGTTGCTAAGGCAGATGTAGAAGAAACATTTCCACAAGAAGTGGCAATCTATGACTTGAATGAATTTCTTGCATCTATGTCTTTATTTACAAGTCCTGTATTAGACTTTTCAGAAAATCATGTTATGATTACTGAAGAAAATAATACTTCAAACTCTCTGAAGTATTTCTATTCTGATCCATCAGTTGTTACAAGTCCAAGTAAAATGATCACCATGCCATCTCAAGAAGTTACTTTTACGATGAGTAACGAAGATTTATCTAAATTGAAAAGAGCTGCTGGTGTGATTGGTGCTCCAGATATGGTTCTGGAAAAGAATGATAATGGTAGTTCTCTTACTGTAAAAGATAAGAAGAACGATACTGCAAACAACTATTCTCTTGATGTTGATACTGATGGCGAAGGAGAGTTTAACTTCTTCTTTAAAGTAGAGAATATGAAACTGCTTGATGGCACTTATGATGTTGAGATTTCATCAAAGAATATTAGTCACTATACAAATAAAAGTTCTCCAGTAGAATACTGGATAGCACTTGAGCCCGAATCAACTTACAAAGTTTAATTTAGGAAATTTATATTATGGAAACTTTTTTGTGGGTGGAGAAATATCGCCCGTCTACTATTCGTGACTGCATCTTACCAGATGATCTAAAGAAAACATTTACTGAATTTGTCAATGACAAACATATACCAAACTTAATTTTGTCTGGTGGCCCAGGCGTAGGTAAAACTACTGTTGCCAAAGCCATGCTTGAAGAAATAGGTGCAACGTATATGATGATAAATGGTTCTGAAGAATCTGGTATTGATGTGTTACGAACTAAAATTAAAAACTTTGCATCCACAGTTTCACTTGAGGGTGGGCGTAAATACATTATCTTAGATGAGGCAGATTATCTAAATGCACAATCTACTCAACCAGCTTTGCGTGGTTTCATGGAAGAGTTTCACAAAAACTGTGGATTTATTCTAACGTGTAATTACAAAAACAGATTGATACCACCACTACATTCTCGTTGTAGTGTTGTTGATTTTATTATACCAAAGGATCAGAAACCTAAACTTGCACAAGAGTTTTTTGCAAGAGTACAAACCGTCCTTACTAAAGAAGGTGTTAAGTTTGATCCAAAGGCTGTTGCTGAACTTTTGAATAAGTTCTTTCCAGACTGGCGTAGGGTTCTAAATGAACTACAGAGATATTCTGCCTCTGGTATTATAGATGCTGGTATCCTAGTAAATATATCTGATTCAAATATAAATGAATTGATGCATTCTTTGAAAGAGAAGGAATTTACAAATGTTCGTAAATGGATTGTACAAAATCTTGATAACGATCCTGTACGCATTTTTCGACGCTTGTACGATAATCTGTACGATTGTGTTGATGGGTCTACTATTCCTCATGTTGTAGTTATAATTGCAGACTATTCGTATAAGTCAGCCTTTGTTGCAGATCAAGAGATTAATCTTTTGGCTTGTATGACTGAGATTATGGGTCAAGCGAAGTTTAAATGACCTATGAACTTAAAGACTATTTGAACTCAATAAACCATGAAAAGAAAAACCTCATGGACACAGATGATGAAATGTGGGAAAAGAAATATCCACCTTTCATCGTAAACAAATGTCTGGCCCCATTTCCAGATACCATCATGCTTGTGAATGAGATGAATGTTAATTCACATTTAGACCATAAGTTACAATTTGATTTTTTACTAAATAGTACCAGATCACGGAAAAGATACATACCGTGGATGAAGGCGAGTAAAATAACAAATCTAGAGTATGTTAAAGAGTATTTCGGATACTCAAATGAAAAGGCAAAGTCTGCACTTAATGTACTTGATGATGATCAGATAAAGGCTATCAAAAATAGCTTGAATAAAGGTGGTAAAAATGGAAAACATTAATTGGACACAAGACCATATGCTTGAAGTTGTTCTGAAAGAACCAGACGATTTTTTAAAGATACGAGAAACACTTTCTCGTATTGGAGTTGCATCAAGAAAAGAAAAGAAACTATATCAATCCTGTCATATATTACATAAACAGGGTAAGTACTATATTGTACACTTTAAAGAACTATTTGCGCTAGATGGTAAAAATACTAACTTATCAGAAAATGATATTTCAAGACGAAACAGGATTGCAACTTTGTTAGCTGATTGGGGTTTAGTTGAGATATCAGCTGAAACTGATCCAATAGCGCCACTTAGTCAAATTAAAATAATTTCGTTCAAAGAAAAGAATGATTGGATTCTGGAAACTAAATACAACATAGGTAAAAAACGAGAGGTTTAGTTTGGAAGCTTTTAAATCATTCATTACTGAGTCGAAAGATGAAAAGTATAGAGTTGTAATTCTCACTGTTGAACATGGTGATAAATCAATTACAGCAAAAAAGCTTTCAAAAGAAGCAACTAAACTTGGACTTCAAAACACTATCGTTAATTTTGATGGTGCAACTTTAAGATATGATGATGGCAATCATTTTATTCATGGAATGGATGATAAAAAAGGTTTTCAAGTAAATTCTTCTGACACAATTATATTTGTTCGTGGAACACCGACAAAGGATAGTCACTTAGACTTAATTTCTGAATTTGAAAGATTAGGTTATTGTTGTGTAAATAACAGGACTACAATTAATATTTGTGCAGACAAGTATCGTAATTATGTTAGATTAAAAGATTACGGTTTAACACAACCAAAAACAGTTTTAATACCAAATAAAGATATGATAGACTTTTCTTTAGAAGCCTTAGATACTAAATTTCCTATTATTATGAAAACACTTAGAGGATCAAAAGGTGTTGGTGTTTTGTTTATAGAATCAAAAAGATCATTAGATTCTATTGTACAATTAATTTATAAAACTGATGAAGATAGTGACTTACTAATTCAAGAGTATATTAAAACTAAATTTGATATTCGTGTTCTTGTATTAGGTGGTCGTGTTATTGCAACTATGCAAAGAGATGTTGTTGAGGGGGATTTTAGATCAAATTATTCTCAAGGTGGAAATGTTTCTTCATTCAAGTTAACTCCTATGGAAGAGAAGCAATGTGTATTGGCTGCTAAAGCAGTAGATGGTATTTTCACTGCAGTTGATTTTATTCCAGCAAAAAATAGAGAAAATAAACCACCATACATATTAGAAGTAAATAGTTCGCCAGGCACAGATGGTATTGAAGAAGCAACTAATACAAATATTTCTAGAGAAGTATTAACACACTTTCTGAACCCAGCTGTAAGACATTTTGTTCCTAATCATTGTGGTTACAATGAGGTTGTTGAGATAGAACCTTTTGGAGAATTAGTTGCAAAGTTTGATACAGGCAATTCAGTATTATCAGTACTACACGCTGATGATATTAAAGTAGCTGGTAATAAAATTACATTCACTAATAGTGGGAAAAAAATTACTACCAATTTAGTTAAAGAATATGAAGCTCAAACAGGTGCTG